AGTAAAAGTGCCTGCTGAAGTAAAGTTTACATTGTTGCCATTCACCGACAATCCGGCGGTTGCATCGGATACACCATCGACAAAAAGATATTTAACGCCCGCGCCACTAGCATCGACGGTTGCGATGAGGTGATGCCAGACGCCGGTATCGGTGATCTGGATGCTCCCCGTATTTGTCGATGCCGCGTTGTTGGACCCGGTATCGTTTCCAGAAAAATAATAATTGTTATTAGTCAGCCTTACCATCGTCAAATTAGGTACTGAGGAACCCAGTATCGTTTCAGTAACACCAATTATCGCCGGGCGTATCCAATATGACACTATCCACTTCTTGCCATCGACGGCTCCCACCAACGGACCCGTTGAACTCGTAATGTAAGTCGCGCCATCGAGTTTGAGAGCCTTGGCAGCGAACCCGCCACCGCCCCCACCCGCAGCCTTGCCGCCAACAGACGACATGCCGTAGAACTTTTTCTTGGGCAGCGATTTAAGCAGCATCAGAATTTCCCGATTGCAGTTGCGGTGACGTTTGTGCCGCATGCCACCTTCCATGCGCCCGCCGTGCTGAACAGTCCGACGGGAATGAGGAACGGCTTGAGATCAGCAAGCACCGTGGTGCCGCCGCCCGCGAACACCCCTATTGTCGTCGCAGTTGCAATCGCGCTGTCATAAACAGTGACGCTGCCGCAGTTATTTGCCGCCGGAAACACCAGCACGCCCGCCAGATAGTCGCCAGCAGCGCCTGCTCCTGTCACGCCAATCGTCGTTGTCGTCGACACCGGACAGGTCTTGTATTGCGCATATTGGTCGGCGGCGACAACGGGTGCGGAGTTGGCAGGCGTGTTACCGCCATTAGCGTTGACATCGCGTAGTGTCACCACCAGCGCCTTGTCGCTCGTCGCCGCCGAACCCGTGCCAGCACCCTTGATAGCAGCGGGGCCGGTGGTGGGGTCCAGCACCTGACCCAGCGTGGTGATAAGGCCGTTGCCAGAAGTCGGTACGCCGTTGGTAAGTGTTACTGCTGGATCTGCCATCTGTTCTCTCCGTCAGAAGCCAAGGAAGTAATAGGTTGGTGTTGCACCCGTCACGGGTGGCGTTATCGTCTGCGCGGCGGTGTTGGAATAACCCAGCGTAGCTGCAGCCCGCACATGCACTACGCGGGCGTAGTAAGTTACACCAACAGAAAGCGTAGTGAACGAACTGAAAAAAGCCGCGCCAGTCGCCGCCTCGCTGGCGTCGAGCGTATTAGCCGAACTACCATGCAGGCTGGAGAAGTCGCTATTGTTATCGATTTGCAACGTCATGACGTCGCCAACCAGCGCTCCGGAAAAAGTCACACCGAACGCCGGGTCAAGCACAGTTGGGCCAGAAAGCCATATCAGGGATAGCGTATCCGCCTGACCGAAGAACCTGAACTGCGCTAAACCGACTGGCATTTTATGGGTCCACCGAAGCTAGTGTGAGTACACCCGCGCCCGCGCCCGCGCCCGTCGAGTCGCTCCACGTCAGACCACCAGTACCGCGATTGGTCTTGAAGTCGTTTGCCACGCCGCCCGAACGCACCGAAAAATACAGAGTGGGCGCAGTGCCTGTCGGGGTAGCGCCGTTGGTGCCGAGATCTACCGGACGCCCGGCAGCGGACCTGAACTTCTGCACATTGGTAGTATTCAGGACCATCGACTGATTTGCGGCCATGTACAATTCCGCAATGTCGCCGTTGGTAAAATTGTAGCCGGGGGATGACCCAACCCTCCATGTATCGGCAACGGCAAAGTTCACATTATTTGCGTTCTGCGCAAAGCCAAGAGTACCCTCTTGATCCACGCCATTGATGAAGCATTGCCTGACTGGAGTGCCACTGGGATCGGCGGTAGCAATGACATGATGCCATACCCCTGCAGCGGGAGGGGCCGCGTTCGCAATTACCGTTGCAGCATTTTCCGCAGCACTGTCGGCACCGATAAGATAATACCCAGCCCCGTCAGCGGTTCTGCCAATGGCAAATCCCCTGCTCAACGTACCCCCAAAAAGTGAAAACCATCCACTGTTTGCTGTTGCGCGGAACCAGAACGATATTATCCACTTTTTGCTGTCGACCGCCCCCGTCATTGCAGTAGCGGTTGATGATGTTGCAAGGGTGGTCGCGCCATTGAAGTTGACACCCTTGGCGAACCCACCACCAACGACTACAGGCGCAGCATCGAGCGCATTGCGCGATTGAATGATCCCCGGTCGCGCTTGCCACAACATCAGGTGAAATTCCCTATGCCAATCGCCGCCGCACCACCTGTTCCGGTCGTCATCTGCCATGCCCCCGAGCGACTCACCATTCCCAGTGGAATGAAGAACGGCACGAGGTTGCTTACGCTCGACGCACCGCCCAAGAACACCGTCATGGCGATCTCACTACCATCCTTGATGGCAATGGCACCCGGCGACAAAGTTGTCGGAATGATCAGTACACCCGCCAGATAGTCGCCAAGCGCGCCCGTCGGTCCCAACGTCTGCATCGATGTCACGGCAACAGAGACAAACTCGTACTTGCCAGCACCGAAGTTGGTCAGCGGCACATTGGTAGTAGCAACCGTCTGTCCCGCAGAAATGTTGACCGTGCCAACCACCTTGGTGGTTTCAGCCGTCAGTGTAGCCGCCACCGGGATCGATGACTGGTTGTTGGCGATCACCACGGGCGCGCTCGCCGCCATCGCCTTCTGCCCGTTGGTATTGACGCCATCCGGGCTGATCGTCACCACCAGCGCCGGATCGCCGGGTGCCGGTGCTGTCGTCTTGATCAGATCGGCACCGGTCGCGCTGCGAAGCTGGATCGGCATGGGCTTGCCGGTCGCAATGTCTACTTCGTTGGCTGTATCGTTAGGCCCCCAAGTGAGCTTGACGCGCTGATGGAGGTTACCGCCGATATCGTCGGCGGCAATCGATGCCCCGGTACCGGGAGTGACTTGTATGTTATCGGCCATCTAGATCTCTCCTTATGCAGTAGTAATCGCCAGCAGCAGCCCCGTAGGTTGACCACCGGTAACGCCGGGACCGCTGGCAGTAGTAAGCGCCAACAGCAGTCCAATCGGTGTGCCCCCAGTGCCAGTACCTGCCAGAGTAGCCACCAGCGTGTTGATCGTAGTACCCGCTATGTCAAACACGCCGTAGAGAGTGGAGTAACCAACTGCGTAAAGCGGTCCAGCTATAGCAAGATCAACCGAGTAGACTCCTGACCCGTCAGCCGTAGCAACGCCCTGCAGAGTATCGGTCGCAGTGTCGAACACTTTGACAACCGCCCCCGGCACGGGGACGCTGGCGAAATCCCGACATACACCCGACAGAACATAGGGCATTCACTCCCACCCCTACAGTCCGAAGATACCAGCAGCATTCCATGTGATGGCGATGTCGCCACCGTTCGGCAGCACCGGCAAGCCCGTGACGCCCGTATCGAGATACGCCACCAGCCGCCACGTCGTGTTCGCGCCCGTATTCCTGCGATAAAGCACCAGCGCTTCCAGATTTGGTCCGGCAGCGACCGCCGTATGCGTCGTGTTGTTGCCGTCGACGATACCGTCGACCATCGTGACCGCCGTGATTTCCTGATCGGTACCGGCAATGCCACTGAGCGAGCTATAGAACTCATGAGCCGTGTTGTAGGTATAGACGTTGGTATCGACCAACGCCACGTAGAGGCCAGTCGAGCCGGACCCGGTCAGCGCGCTGTTCGCCACAGCGCCAATCAGGGCCTGCTTCCATTTGGGATAAACCGCGTTTGTCATCTGCTATCTCCGTGAACGGGTTCTGAAACTTCGCGGGTAGACCCACGCCTGCGCGTTGTTGAGATTGCGGTGCAGGCTCTCGGTCGCCGCAATCGATATTGTCCTGCGGAATGCAGCCATGTGCGCCGTCGCCAATTGTAAATTACCGTAGGGCTTGGCGGGCTGCGCCATCATCCGCCCCAGCAGTCCGCTAAGGATGCCGGTGCCGTACTTCTCCAGTATCCACTGCGGAAACTCAGGGTAGCCGTCGCGCTGCACGGGATCGACGATACTCAGCGTGACATGCGCCGTGTAGTAATAGGGGTTCGCAAGCGGCTCTTGGTTGGGCGGCGGCGTCAGGAAAGTTACCTCGCCGGGTATCGACATCGCCGCCCGCTGCCGGAAACCATCGGCATTCATCACGGTGTACAATCGAACGATGGTCGAAACACTCTCGGGTTCGATATAGTAGACCGTCCCGACCGGATCGTTCGGCTGCACCGAGAACAGGATCTCCTCGGTCCAGACACCGGACTCCCGAAAAAATTGATCCAGCACGTTGAACAGCTCCAGCAGGATCGCGTCGTCGAGCGATCCGGGCAGGGACACTCGGGCGTTCTTGATCAGGCGCTCTGTTGCATAGCTCATGATAAAGTCATCAGTTGCTGGGTGAACTTGCCAATGAACGCTGCTGCTCGGGTGTCCTGCGTATCCTCCTCGTCGCGCAGTTGCGCGAAGCCAACCATGAAGAACAGGAAGGCCACGCGGTATTGCGGGTCCATGCTGAATGTCTTGGCGCTGGCAATGTCCGCTACGGTGAAATACGGAACGTCCATCGACGGCAGGAACAAGTCCGGTCGATTGCGTCGCGCTGTCATGATGCCGAGGTTTAGTGCCATGACGAGTTCAGCGTCGGCATAGCGATACGTCGGCACCACGTCCTGCAACAGAACGCGCGCCTCGTTGACGTAGTTCGCCACGGTTTCGAGCGCCATCCGACCCTCCTGTTACCCGCATAGAGTAAACAGCCGGGGGCTTTCACCCCGGCCATCTACACTGTGGGTATTAGCCGGGTACGATGACCGCCTGCACAAGCGCCGAGTCGTCTACCGCCTTGTAGCCGAACACCTGCAGCCCGCGCACGATGGTGCCAAAAGTCTGCTCGGAACGAAGCGTCTCCATCTTGGTCATCTGCGATGCGAACGTAAGGCCATGAGCGTGACCCGCATACATCAGGTACTCGCCCGCGACCAGCGGCGGCGTTGCAGTGGTGCCGCTGGGCAGCAGGTTCGACGTATAGATCGTGAAACGATCCACCATGCCAATGCGACCGTTGCGCAGGATCGAAGTGGCATCGCCCGAGAGATAGGCTTCGCGCAGTTCCGACATCTTGATCAGCGTGGCAGCCCACGTCGGTAGCACGAGCCAGCGCCCCGTCTCCGGGATGTTCTGCTCGTCCAGCGCCTGACCCATGCGCAAAATGACGTCGACGATCTCGACCTTGCCTGCAACAGGGGAGCGGGCGACGACAGCAAGAGGCCCCGTGGAGGTAACACCGAGGTTGATGTTGTGAGAGATCTTGCCAGCGGCAATGCCCCGGTTGTTGACAGCCTGCGCTTGGTTCTGCAGCGCGCCCAACACCGCCGTATCGATGGTGATCTTCATCTGCTCGGCGGCGTCGTCCGACCACATCGAAAGCAGGTTCAGATCGCTCTGGACGTCCATGACGTCGTCCAAGATACAGTTGAAGTACTTGCCCTTGTCGATCAACAGATCGATCACGTTGCCGGACGGACGCTGCAAAGCGAGCGCCATATCGGCAGAGTAGTCTGAAATGGTGATCGTCGGCTTGGTGCGGATACGGACCTTGTCGCCTTGGTTCCTGATCTCACCCGCGTAATCGGTGTTGGAGATCGCCGCGAGAACCGTCGAAGCGTAGAACTTTTCAATCAGCTTGCCGGACCAGATTTCGGGGATGAAGCCGGTCGCTGCGAGAGTATTGGGGACGCCACCGTTTGGATAAAGGGTGACGCCTGATGCTACTGGGAATGCCACGGGCAACTCCTGTGATGAGAAGGGTTATCGGATGCGCCCCTCCCGCTCCGCGTCGAAGATCATTGCTTCGAGTTGAGCCTTCTCTGCGTCACGGCCCCGGTATCTACCGGCTGCCGACTCGGCATAGAAATGCGAGATCTGGGCGCGCGAGATAATGGGCTTCTCAACAGGGGCCTGAGAGGCCGCTGAAGTCTTGGCTCTGCCCGGCGCAGCAAACTGTTCGAGAGAGACTTTGCCGTTGGTCTGCAGTCCGTCGGCTCGGTGTAACTCGGACCCTTGCGGGGCGTAGGCAGCCTCTTGATCAAGGAAGCCTTTGAAGAAGCTAATCACACGCGGAGCGTTATTCTGCGCGTATGCTTGCCTCAACAAGTCATGCTTAATAGCACCGGAATACATATCCGGCAAGGCCAGCCACTGCTTGAACTCGTCCATGTAGTTGATGTCGCGCCACTGCGGGATCTGCGTATCAAGCGTGCTCTCCAGCTGCATCCGCGCCCGTGACGCATTCTGTTCGGCAGTTGTCTCAAGCTGCTTCTCCAGACTGGTGAGCTTGTTTCGCAGTGAAGCCACTTCCGGATTAAGCTCCTCCTTGGCGCGGCGCGCGACCACATCCAGAAATTCAGTCCCGTATTCGGTGCGTTCTTCTGGCGTAAGCAAACTCTGCGGACGCAGCTCTGCCGGTGTTTCCGCTGGGCGTTGCATTGTCCCGATCAGGTTTTGCATTGATGTGAGCTGTTCGCTCATGGAACGGATATCGCCTTCGGCGCGCTTGTACCTTCCCTCCATCGCCTTGTAGCGCGTCTCCCAACTCTCTTCCGAGATCTGGGGAGCAGGGGGAGTTGGAGGGGTTACCTGCTGGGTAACTCCCCCCTGTGCGAACTGCGGGGCCTGCTCCGGGGGTGCCTGCTCCGGGGGAGCCTGCTCCGGAGCTGCCTGCTCCGGGGGAGCCGCTTCGGCGGGGGGTTGTCCCTGCTGGGCGCGGAATGCGGCTTCGGCCAGTTCGGCATTGCGCCGCACCGCCGGGGGGATGAAAGTGTTGGGATCGTCGACCAGTCTCGGTTTCGGTGCCATTGTGGCTCTCCTTATTTGGGTAATTTGTTCGCAGCAGCCTTATCGATGTTCTCAGCCATCTTGCGGCATTCCATCAGCAGGCGGCCAAGCGACGTCAGCCCCTGCGCGCGTCCCTGCGTGGTCGAGAGCATATCGGGCGGGGCCTGAATGACATCGACGATCTTGTCGTCGGTGTACTCTTGAAACGCACTGACGAACTCGTCCCACTGCTGGGGCGCGGTACGCGCGAGGCGCGCGGCAGCCAACACCATGCCCTTGTCGTTCATGTTCTCAATACTTTATCTGCGCCATCTCCAGCACGTCGGGCGCATCGAGCGCACCTTCGCCCGACGGCGTCACCTTGGCGTAATTATTAGCGCTACGCTGCCAAGTCTCACCCTTGGTAAGTTGATTAGCCGCAGCGCGGTTAGGGAGCAGCACCTGCTCCCCCTTGCCCTTATGGTGGATGAAGCCCTTCATCATACCGCGAACACGACATGCACGCCGGACTGCGTGCCGGTAGTGTTGATCGACGCACCGCCCGGTGTCAGTGACACTTGGAAGGTACCCGCCGCAAGGCCAGTGGCGCTGACATAGTAAGTCGGTCCAATGGTAAGGCCAGTCGGCAGGGCACCAGTCGACTGAAACCGGATCGCCGTATTCGCGGCGAAGCCGTGAGTCGCCAGCGATACAACAGCGGGAGAGGCGATGGTGATCGTCGCCGTCCGCTGGTTGAGCTTCACCTGCACCGCCTGCAGTGCCGCCGTGAAGTCCTTGCGGTCGATGGCACGATGGACGGGGATGCCCGCCGCCGTCTCCAGCGCCTTGATGAACTTCTCGATGTCGTAGTCGTCCACAGACTTCTGGATCGGCGTGATCCCGGCACCAGTCTGCGCCAGCGGGATAGCCCGCTCGTAGTCGTTGTCGTCGATCTTGCGGTAATAAGTGACTGCTGCCATTGGACTCTCCTTCGCTTGCGCGAAACTATTTATTTGCCAGTGACGCCGGGGCGGCGCGGCCCGGCAGTCTGCTTGCCGAACATATGACCCGAGCCACCCTTGCCCCATTTGCCACCGGAGCCAGTCTGCGCCTTGCCGGTGCCTGCAGCGGAAAGACTCTTGCGCGGACCCGCCGACTGCTTGCCGAACATCTTGGTCGAGCCGCCGTCGATGAAGGGCTTGTTGGTGCTGCTCTTGATCACTTTGCCTTTTGCCATCTTACTTTCCTCGCTTGTTATGGGATCGCACGCTCTTGCGTGCGACTATCCCGGTCCGCCTTGGACTGTATTAGTTCGTGGCCCCTGATCGTTGTTCATGGCGGGGGGCTGCTGGCCGCCTTGCGCTTGCGCTGCCTGCTGTTGCAGGGCCGCAGCCTTCTGCTTCTCCTTGAGATCGTCGTCGGACGGCACGACTTGCTCGCCCTCCATGCCAATGCCCTCGGAGACTTTGCGCAGCACGACCGCGCGACCTTCCGCCCCCATGATCCCCATGTCGATGGGGTTGGCGGTGGCTTGCAGGAACTCGATCTGGCGGGAACGCTCGGTTTCGCGCTGGATCGCAACAGTGACACCCTTGACCCGGATCGCTTCCTGCCCGGTCAGCATGCCCGACTGGTCCGTCAGCATGATCATGTCAAACAAATTAGACAAGAGCCCCTGTAGAACATCACGGTCGATGTTGGCGGCAACCGTCTGAAGGATCTTCGAAGCATTGCCCATGAGCATCGCAAGACCACTGGCTGTCCGTCCCGCACCGCCCGACGAACCTCCCGATAAGTATTTCGGTATCGCCGACAGTTCATCCGCAAGATCGGAGAACTTCTGGTATGTCTGAAGTAGCTCGCCTGCATTCGAGTTGGGCTGGAAGAAGTCAATCGGCTTCTGCGAGCCTGAGTTACCGCCCATCGGATCGGAAGTGACGCGCCAGCGCTTCCACGGGTAGAGATCCTCGCCATCCTCGTCCGGGGAAAGACGATCTGTATTAACGACCACTTGAGGACCGGAAGAGATCGAGAGGTTGTTAACCAGCGCGCGTAGGGTCGCATTAGCTACCTCGCCGATATCGGACAGAATATCCGGCAACCCGTTCCCAACCGGGGTGCCCGGCACCTTCTCGAAGCTCGTAATGAAATAGGGGTGTCGCTTGCGTGGGCTCGGCGAAAGCTGAACCTTGATGACGTGGCGTCCAATCAGCCACGCCTGCACGAAGTAGTCCCTCAACTCGTCCGGGATCTGCTTGTTGCTCATCCCATATTCGCGCAACATCCGCCCTTGCACGTTCCCGTGATACTCTATGCATGAGATCAGCCCCGACCGGTTCATGTTGGGGTTCTCGCGGTTCTCCTGAACCGCGCGCTCGCTATCAGTCGTATCCCAGTCTTCGTTCAGGCCGCCGCGCCCGTACTCGTCGAGCACCGCCTTGATCGCCTTGACATCGTACCCCGGCAGGTCGAGGAGGTCGTTGAGATCCGCCCTTGACACCCTGCTACGCTCAATGACGGCGGCATCTTCGATGTCGGCACATCCGGGGGTCCACCAAATATCGAACGGCGAAGTCCGCATCCAGAACAGTCTCGGCTTCTGGTCGATCACGGCAGTGCCGTTCTTCCAGTTCACAACCGGCACGATCTTGACCACCGGCCCCTTGATGCAGGCGAAGGGGAACATGGGGATGTCGACCAAGAAAGCCGCAAGGGCTTCGTAAAATTTTCCTTCGGAAAGGATCTCGTCGATCTTCTCCTCGGCAACCTGCGCCTGCTTCGCGGCGCGCTTCTTGGCGGCTTGGCGAGCGGCTTCCATTAAAGAAAAAGTCCGGTCCCTGATAGACGTCGCGTCGATAGGCGCACCGGCTTGGGCTTGCGTCTGCGCCTCGACGCCCACCAGCTGCGCGATGGACTGGATGATCTCGGGCGGCACGTCCGGATCTTGCGGCGGCTCCAGCCCCCAAGGCCGTTCATTGCTGAGATATACATCCCGCAAGAGCGATGATGCGCCACGGCACTTCATAGAGATGAGCCGTGCGTAGACTTCACTGCCGCCGAACTGCTTGATCTCTGCGATCTTGGTGGCGTCGTACTGGCCGTTGAATACTCGCAGGCAGGAGAGTAAGCGTTCGCTCCAGCCGGACCCGCCAGTGTTGCGGTGGTTCTTGAACGACTCGAACTCGGCACGGATGTAACCGGCAAGCCCGGTGGTGATCTCTTCGTTGAGTGGCTTGGCGGCTCTGGCTTTTTCCTCGTCGGCGAGTTTAATAGCAGCGTTGAGTTGCGCGGGCGGCACGACCCGCATCACGCCACGACCGCCAAAGTTCTGAGATGGTCCAATAGCCGGAAGTGCCATATTAAACTCTTAGACTAAGAGGGCCGCTCTATCTAGACCGTGGAACGCATCATGACACAAGTTCTTCTTGACCCGAGCAACAGCGATATATCACTGGTGAAGCTGGCGCGGGAGATCGCGATGGACATCCATCCCCTCCCAACCATACTCGAACGGTACGCCATATCCGACGAAACATGGGCTCAACTACAGTCAAACAGCAAATTTCAGGCGCTGTTGGGGTCAGAGGTCGAGGCGTGGTCGACCGCACTTAACACCCATGAGCGGGTCAAACTCAAGTCCGCATCGATGCTGGAGGAGTGGCTCCCGACACTGAACACGAGGATGACCAGCGCTGAAGAGGCCCTCCCGGCGGTCATCGAAGCGGGCAAGATGCTGGCGAGAATAGCTGGTCTGGGCATGCCCGGCGACGTTAACGTGGGCGGCATGGGCGAGCGCTTCGTGATCAACATATCGATGGGACCGCAGGCAGAGCCTGTATCGTTCGCGAAGGACGTGACAGTTACCCCGCAGGTAATCGATGGCGACTTCACTGTTGGGGTAAAGCAAAATGAAAGCGATTAACTACAAAGCGCCGCCGACGTGTGGCGCGTTCATGCAGAGCGCTTCGTTCGGAAGATTACTCGCCGGACCAGTCGGCAGCGGCAAGACCACCGCATGCATCTTTGAATTACTCAGAAGGAGCTGCGAGCAGGCTCCTTCCCAAGACGGGGTGAGACACACTCGCTTCGCGATTGTGAGGCAGACGCTCAAGCAACTCAAAGACACAGTTTTAAAGGACATCCTGTCATGGCTGGAAGGACTGGTGAGCTACAAGGTCAGCGACAACACGATTTACATTTCGATGGGCGACGTGCAGAGCGAGTGGGTGCTGATCCCGCTGGACTCACCGGAGGATCAGCGGCGACTGCTGTCTATGCAGCTGACTGGGGTCTGGATGTCGGAAGCGATAGAGATGCATGTGGATCTGGTGGACTCGCTCGCAGGCCGGTTGGGGCGGTATCCATCCGCACAAATGGGAGGAGCTACTTGGTTTGGTATGATCGCTGACACCAACATGCCCTCTGAAGGTACTGAGTGGCACAAGTTCATGAACGACAATGTGCCGCTGGACTGGCAGATCTTCATTCAACCCGGCGGTCTGGAACCAGACGCCGAGAACCTGCAATGGCTGACGCAGACCGCAGAGACGATGAAGCTCGCGATAGATGACGAGAAGCGGATTGCACAGGGGAGAAGCTACTATGAGCGACTGGCGCGTGGTCATAGCACTGACTGGGTACTTCGCTATGTTCATGCCAAGTATGGTAACGACCCCAGCGGCACCGCAGTGTTCCGCGAGTCCTTCAACAGATCTTTTCACGTCCGGGAGGATGTCCTGCCTGTGTCTGCCCAACCCTTTATTGTTGGACAGGACTTTGGCCGCGACCCTTGTAGTGTTATCGGGCAGCTCGATCACAAGGGACGTCTACTCGTCCTACAGGAAGTGATCGCGGAAGACATCGGGCTGGAGATGCACGTCGAGAAAGCGTTAAGACCGGCACTGATGCACGAGCGATATCTGGGACGTCCCATCGCGATGGTGGGCGATCCCTCGGGGATTTCGAAGAGTAGCATCTATGAGGAGACTACCTTCGATGTTTTGAAGAGGATGGGTATGCATGCCTTCCCCGCACCGACCAACGATATCGATCCGCGTTTACGTGCTGTCGAAGCCTTCCTCTTGGCCCAGCGAGACGGCGGGCCTGCGTTCATTATTGATCGCGACCGGTGCCCCGTTCTGGTGCGAGCACTGGGAGGAGGTTACCGATACGCCCGTACAAGGAACGGCATGCGGAAGCTGACGCCGGAAAAGAACGAATACTCCCATGTGATGGACGCACTGCAATATCTGGCGCTTGCAGCGCATGGCGGCATGGCCAGCACATTCGCCATGCGGCTGGGGCGACGACCCAGAAGCACGCGACCGAAGATGCGAGCGGGGGCATGGACCTAGACGAGCCAACTGCCATCGTTGTAGGCGTGCTGATGATGCTGTTCGCGGTCAGCGTTGTGATGCTGGTGAACTCCTAGAAGTCCATCCGCGCCTGCCGCAGATCCTCTGTGATGGGTATGGTTACGGACTTGTGGGAGCTATGGTATTCGGGGTTGTAATGGGCAGGGGCCTTCTTACTGCGCTGCAGATCCGCTTCCTTCTGGGTCCACGTATTGAACTCGCTGACCATGTAGAAGACCTTCTTGCCGAGCTTGATGCTTGGCGGGCCGCGCTTCTTGCAGCGCCATGTCGCCAGCGTCTGGGGCGACACTTGCAGCACGGCACTCATATCCTCCTGTGACATCAATCCAACCGCAGTGTGAATGCTGGCAGCGTTCATGGTCCCTGCTCCTGTGTGTAGTGGGTGATGCAATAGATATGACTGGATGTGGTGGGGGAGCAAGTTGTACTTGAGGGTGGGGTAAGTAACTTTCGAGTAACCTTGGGTTTTAGAGTTCTAGAGTTTTTGGGGGCAGTCGTTGTTGCCGGGCAGGGAGATCTTTGATGTCGAATTTAAACCGGCCCATCTTCCGAAGGCGGGCGAGACGTTTCGCTACCGAGTCCAAGGTGATCCCCAACCGCTCGGCTACCTGCGCGTAGGACATCACCGCCCCGTGTTCGTCCAGCACCTCACTCAACGGCAGATAGCCGGGTTGGGGGATGGCTCTGGGTTTGCGTACGCCCGCGTCGGGGACGTTCAAACAGAGGGGGCCTAGATCGGCGACCAATCTGGCAATGGCCTTCTCCTCCATCCTTTTGAGTTCGTTGGCGGGGCACTCCACGAGCACCCTGAACTCCCAGTCGTAGCGGTCCGATGATTTGAAGGCATCCTCAACGGCGTGGTTCGGCAAGCGCAAGCGGGTGGTGGTTGCAGTCCGCCATTCGAGATAGCGACGACCTAAATCGACAGTCTGGCCCAGATAGGTCTGGCCGGTCTTCTTGTTTCTGACGGTGTAAATTCCGGCCACGGGAGGGGGGCCAGCTAGGGGATATGACATGTCGGGGGTTCCTACGGTTTGATGTCCATAGGGATACGACTGTTTTGACTAGGAGGACAAGGGAAAAATCCCAATTTATATTTATGGACCCCCCAATCAAAAGCCGGGCCATGGGGGGTGGTGGCCTGTCCACTCGGTCCCCCGGCTGCCCCCCTTCCCCCGTTGCTAGGTTGTACCGACTGAGGGATGCAACTTCCCCCGGTGCTAGGTTGAGACGGCTAGCAAAGCCGTCGGGCAAGAAGGTTACCTCGGGTGGTAACTGGCGAGCGGTTCAGGAGCCGTGCCCAAAGGGAAATTTATCCCATGCTCTGCTGCCCGTGGTCCCTTTGGGGAGACGAGTTACCTTCTTGGTAACTGCCCACGCTAGAGGTAGGTAAGTGGTTCATGCGCATGGCTTCCGCCCGCACGAATACCAGCCCGACACCTTGGATCGATTAAAATCGATGCGCTTGCAGATATAGCGTGATGCCTCAGGTGTCCGGCCACGCTCCGCTCTAGCGCTACAAGCATAGGATCGCGTTACTTTCTTGGGTAACCATGGGAAGTTTGGGGGTCGACGGGAAGGTGAGATACTGCTCGCCCGTCGTAACCAAACCTAAACTGTTCTGACACAACAGCCCGCTCTGGCAAGCCGCAACTAACTATGCCCTGAAACCGTGAGCAAGGATGCCTGCGATCTCGCAGGCTTGACGATTGGATGATCCGACGGTGGTTGGAGCGGCACAAGCCGCAACGTCAACACCGTCGGATTGTTCAACAGAGTGATGCGCACTCCAAGGCACCACTCCGTCGAACAATCACGCCATTACATCACGAGGTAACTCAATGGCATCATCCGGCAACACTTGGTTCAAGAAGCTCCGCAACAAGCAGCGGCTTCACTCTCTCAAAATCAAAGGCGTGAAGCAGCGCCACTCGATTGATAACGGCAACGACTACGTGGCCGCGCCACGGCCCGCTGTGATGTTCGGACGGCAACCGCGCCGGTTCGGCAGTGTGCCGAGCGCACTCCCGC